TGCCCGGCATCCAACGCCATTCATGGCCATATCAATGATTTTCTGGTGCGTACCGGGTTGAGAAGCGGTGTAAGTGAACTGCAGTTGCCATGTTTTACGGCAGTGAGAGCAGAGATAGCGCTGATGTCCGGCGGTGCTTTTGCCGTTACGCACCACCCCGTCAGTAGCTGAACAGGAGGGACAGCTGATAGAAACAGAAGCCACTGGAGCACCTCAAAAACACCATCATACACTAAATCAGTAAGTTGGCAGCATCACCCTCCCGTAAATGCCTTGAATCAGCCTATTTAGACCGTTTCTTCGCCATTTAAGGCGCTATCCCCAGTTTTTAGTGAGATCTCTCCCACTGACGTATCATTTGGTCCGCCCGAAACAGGTTGGCCAGCGTGAATAAGGGGTGAGTTTGGAGATCGGAAATTATTGTACGTTAAGCCTGTTTTTTGAACAGATCGCGCTATCGCAATAGGGTGTACTCCCGCGCTATACGGCATTTTCAGAGGTTTGACCTTAATCGGATAACCTAAATGCGATACTGCAAGAGCGACAACTTAAAAGCGATAGCCACTGACGCAAAATCAACCCCTTACGAACCAAGATTGGTTAAATAATGCGCTTAACGTACAGAAATTTCCGATCTCCAAACTGACCCCAAGATAACGATTAATGCCAGGAGTGTTTTTCTCATTTACTTTCGCCATCCTGCTTTTTAGCGGCTCGCTTCACCAACTCCGTGAGCATCGAATTAATAGAGCGTCCTTCATCGTCGGCAAGGCGCTTAAGATCTTCCAGTAGTTCATCTGAAAGCCTGAATGTGATGGTTTTCGGTTTTGGTGTTGGCATAAATCCCCCTATGGTTATGGCATCATTTTGAAGCCGTTTTGAAGCCATGTCAAATGGCCCGCTAATATGGCCACTGGACGAAAAAACGAGGGCTGCCGCGTGTATTTAACAGGATTATTCATCTGTAAATTAGAAGATACGCTTTTAAGTTTTTACGATTTTCTGTACCATCTGGCCAAAACTGGATAGAGGTCGACATGATAATTGGCGTACTGAATCAAAAAGGCGGAGTGGGTAAAACAACGCTTTCTGTGAACGTTGCGGCAAGCCTTGCCCGGAGAGGCTGCCGGGTGCTGCTGCTCGATGCAGACCCGCAAGGGAGCGCGTTAGATTGGCAGGCGGCGAGAGATGGGGAACCATTATTCTCTGTCGTTGGGCTTCCCCGCGCCACAATTCATAAAGAGGTTCAGGAACTGGCGAAAGGCTATGACCATGTTGTAATTGATAGTGCCCCGCGAGTCACTGACCTGGCACGTTCTGCAATCATGGCATCCGATGCGGTGCTTATACCGGTTCAACCATCACCATATGACATATGGGCCGCCGATGAGATAGTAAAACTCATTGCTGAGGCTTCTGTATTTAAAGAAAACATCAAATCATGTTTTGTGATTAATCGTAAAATCGCAAATACAGCTATTGGGCGTGATGTTCGCGAGGCTTTAGCCGCTTATGACATCCCAACATTGCAAACTGCAATAACCCAGCGAGTGATATTCGCAGAGGCTGCGGCGAGTGGTAAAGCTCTGCATGAGGTAGACGCTAACAGCCAGGCTGTTGCAGAGATTGAGAACCTGATTAATGAACTGCTGGAGATAATGAAGTGAGCAAGAAGATTTCAATTGGCAAAAAACCAACGCCAGCATCAGCAGACGCCTGGATTAGTGACCGCGTAACAGCGCCAGAAGAAACGGAAAAAATGAAGCGCCTGACGATTGATATCCCTGAATCTTTGCACCGTGCCATCAAGATGCAAACAGCAGAGAGAGGAGCAAAGATTGCCGATGAGGTTAGAGAGTTACTAATGGAGAAATACGGAAATAAGTAAATGCGATTTTCTGTAATTGCGGAATTGCGTCTATTTCTCAACAGTCACAATCCAAACAGTCGGGCAGCAATTGCGATATGCCCGATTGCCTATAATCAGCCTTTACCGGAGTAGAACCGGGCATTAAATGCCTTTTGGTTCATCGGCTCGTTACTGTCGGTCTTACTGACACCATCTGTTTTGGTGGCGCGGCCAGCATAAAAATCTTTGTTAAATTCGGCCTGCCCAGTACCACCGAAGATATTGCCTTCACGCGCTTCACGCGCTTTTTTCAATGCCGCGATTACAGATTCTTTGCTCATCGTGCGAATCCTCGAGTGATACAGGTAAAGCCGCGACCGGCTGCTTTGCTCAGTTCATTCAGGCCATTGGTCACAACATTCGATTCCCAACCGATAACCCCATTAATAGAGCGCGGCAACGGGAAGTTCCCGTCCCTGCTCCATTCCTTCAATTTGTCAGTGGTGAGTGCTTTGCCATATTGGCGCTGATATCTCACACAAACATCATCAGGGCTTACCAGAACCACCTTACTGAGACCCAGCGGGGAGTGAAGCTCTTCGATTTGCTTCACATACCACCCATCACCCGCATCGTACAGGCCGGATGGATGGCGCTTCTTCTCATTAGCCAAGCGGCGTTGTTCTGCGGCTCTTTTCTGCTCGGCCAGAATTGAATCTACTTCGTTCATCGCTATCACCATTAAAAGAAGGATTGACGGTTCATTATACCACCGTTAATGATTTACGGAAAATCGTGATTAAGTTTTTACGATTTTCTGTATTTAAGGCTGGTACATTTTTACAGGCCGGTGCATAATTAGGTTGTCGGCCATCCTTCCGACCATCAAACGCAGATTGACGAAACGGCCCCTACAGAAATGTGGGGGCTTTTTCGTTTCAGGAGTTCACCAAGAGATAAGCGGGAGGATTGGAAAATGAGTGCTTGCGGGGTGTCTGTATAGATGGCTTGTCAATGATGGTATATAGCGGGAAATCGATCTTCGGTTGCTGACGCTGTCTCTGCTCCTCCAGAACCTCAAGGCGTCGCGTTAACCTAACCATAGCAATAACTCCCGTTCTGCTGCGCGGATCTCTTCCGGTGTAAACCTGGCGATAGCTGCGGCCAGCTCTTCATCGGTGAGAGCCTCTGCGCCCTTCTTCGTGGGCCTACGCTGCTCCAGAGCTTCAAGCCGTTTATTCAGTTTCATTGCCTTTCTCCAGTGCTGCGATTCGCCGCTCAAGTTCGTCAATCTCGATAATCTTCGCCGTTTGAGCTACTGATTGGAGAAGCATTGCGCCCACGTCTGGTGGCAGATCTCCACCTGCTACAGCTGCAAGAATTGACTTTGCAGAGCCTGCAAGTGTGGTGTCATCAATTTCAAACTCTACGGCCTCATATCTGGCCTTGCGGACGGGAAGCACCCTTTCAAGTACCAAGCGGCAAGCCTGCATGTCACCGCCCTTTGCCGCATCAATGACGATTTGCGCCACGCTGTCAGCATCATCACCCATCATTGTTAATAACTGGCGCTCCTTTCTGGTTCGCCCTGATGGGTTTCCTGATTGCCCCTTAGTAAACCGCCCCCGCTTATCACGTTCGATATCGGGCTGCTCGTTATCAGGTGCGTCATTTACGGTATTGTCTTTCATACACGCCTCAACTTTGCCGTTGGGTTATTCTGTCAATTAGCCACTGGAAGAAAAGAATTTTCCCCGCCGGACGCCTGGATACCTGCGGGCTTTTGCTGTGCCGAAGCATATTTCTTCATGAGAATGGCAAACACGCATTCCCCGGCATTGCCTGACGGCATGTCAGCACGCTCCCGGAGAATTGATAGAACAGCTTCATGCTGCTTTGGCTTGAACGCTTCAAGGCGTTTCACTCTGTCGAATTTGTTCATGTTGCCCATTATACGCTAGAAGGAAATTTATAGACTCTGCACCCGCTGCGGTTCCGCATGACTACCGCTCCGCCACTTGCCAGTTTTCGCAATGCCTTGCCTACATGAATCCGCCTGGCAGCATCCACACCGATAACGCTGCAAATTTCCGTCACTGTCTGCGCCCTTATATTTGACCCGGTATTAACTGCCTCAAGCAAAAGCGTTTCGTAATCATCCTGGGCGTCATCAATGCCAGCGAACGCGCAGAGCGCATTGCTCACCATGTAGCTGAGTGACCGGCCTTCATTTTTTGCCCGTTCAGCAATTGCCTGATAAACGACTGCGGGAATTCGTACCGTGAAAGCCTTTGTTTCATTGGTCATCGTCGCATCTCTGCATTGTTGGTTATATGGTTCATTATACCAACATCAGACTACGCGAGCGAATTGCAGAGATAGTGGAAGTAAGCCACTGGGAAAAGAAAGCGGATCGTCTACATACCACTTCCGCAAATACAAAATGCCTTTTCTATCAACTTTCCTGCTAGATTCCTGCATCAGGTGGGGTAAATCAGGGGGGGTAAGTTTCATAGGGGGAGTAAAGGTGGGGTAAAAGGGGGGGTAAATTAAATGCCTTTTATGAGCTAACATATTGTTTATATTTAACTTTATTTTCTTTAGGGGGAGTAGGTGGAGTAACTTTATATATAATTATTATTTAATTAGATAAGTAGTATATAGCCCATAGGTGGTTGTATTTTTACCGCTGATTAAATCTCTGGAGTTTTTGCGGCTTTTTACCCCACCTACTCCACCTTTTGGTTTTTCTTATTTAATATCATTCAGTTAAACAGGTGGAGTAACAAGGTGGAGTAACATCAGTAGGGGGAGTAGGTGGAGTACCCCACCTGAGCGCGGCGGGATAGCAGGGGCCGGTTTTGACTTTCTTTCCAGTGGCTTTCTTTTGACCTTTTCTGGCTAAGCAGTCACGATCACGAGGCAAAAAAAACCCTGCCGTAGCAGGGTTGGATTGTGTTCTGGTTATTCGGGATTTCGGGTTGGTAAATAGTTAACCCGCGTGGGGAAGGTGTAGTAAGCCACTCCACCTGTCACTTTCTTTTCAATAACACCATTATCCGAAAGCTTGTTGAGAGCCCTGCCCACATGTACTCGCTTATCAACCGGCACGCCGATTTCATTGCATATCTGCGTTGTGGTCTGATATGTGCGGCCATCGTGCATCGCCAGCGTATCAAGCAGCGTGGTGTCATAGCTGGTTCTCGACTCGAACTCTTTGTTCTTCCCTCTGGTAATAGCCAGCAACTCACCGTCAATAACGTAATTAAGGCCGTCTGCAACCATCTGGCGAACCTCAAGCCAGAATTGGATCAGTTGTTCGCGGTCAGTCAGTACGGCCCTGTTGCCGTCGAACTCGTAGCCAAGTGCTTTATTGATACGCTCGATGTCAATCGGTGAGGCGAGCTTAATAACCGGGAAGCGTGTAGCGATTGTCTCATCATGAATGAAGTCATCACGGTTAGTTGTGCCGATGTACACCGTCTGACGCGGCTTGGAAAGATTACACCGGCCATACGGCAACCGGAAAATATCCTCACTCATCGGGATAAAGCTTTTGATAGCCTCTGCGTCACGCTTAGTCATTCCAGCCAGTTCGCCAAATTCATAACACCAGGCGCTAATTGATTTCATCAGGTCGTCTTTGTTCGATGGCTCCGGGATGCCGATAGCGCCACCAAAAGCACCTTCAACCAGATTAAACAGGCGCTCCGGTAGCTGCGACTTGTACCAGTTGTTGGCCTTGCTATGAATGACCGGGCAAAACTTAATAGCCACGCTGCCGCTATCAATGGCGCAAATCGCGCCAGCCAGCCATTTCAGCAGGATTTGATGAGAATATGGGTCATCATCAGTCTTGATAGCGCCTAGCACATCAGCAACGCGGTTTTTGCCATCCCATTGCCGGAATTTGAGAATCTCATTGATGGGGTGAAACGCATTGCGTTCTGCGATTGATTCCAGGTGTGCTGCGTAGTTCTTGTCGGGAACTCCACGGCGAGCGCACTCGCTCAATAACTGGCTGGTCGCTGATACCTCGCTAACACCAGAGTTGCAGCCGTCCAGGCTGAGAAGCTCAATTTTTGCCGACATCATGTTACGAGCGGGCATGGCTCCGATGCGCTCAAATACCCATTGGATATTTTCGGCGGTAGGCAGAGATTTCCACGCCTTTACGACCTCTACGCCACTGACTTTATCTTCCTGTACCTTTGTGATCATTACGTCAACCGGCACAGAAAACAGGTTTTCACACTCTGCCATTTCGGCGGTCACCTCATCACCGTCGAAAGGATAACCAGAGGCAATGCTATATCGGGTCACATCGCGATAATCACCGACAAGACCATGCTTATCGAGCACCCTGGCAATCCGCGCTTTCGCTCCAACTTTACTGAACGGCAAATTCAGCAATTCGAAGGGATTAATGCGCCAGTAGCTGGCGCAGTCAAAGAAGCGATCAGTGAGGTATTCAGCCGTCAGGCCTGGAGGAAAAAACCAGCCACAAGCCACGCCGCTGCATTCAGGTCTGCCGGAGACATCTGGTCGACAGAGCTTTGCGGCACTTTCGCCAGCCGCACAATGTATTTCGACACCACATGCGCCAGAAGTCTGACGGACTCATCCTGATTCATCTGGTAGGGATACCCCAGCTCGCGGACATCCTTCCCGGTAGGCTCATCAAACTCCAGTACGGAGAGTGTCTCGCCATGAGCAGTAATCGGTTTCTTTAACTCAAGCTCTTTCATTACTGGTAATCCCCTTCTTCACCGTGGAACTCAAGATCAACCGTACCTTCTTCGGCATTATGGTTCGCTTCGCCGTGCAGCCAGGCAGACGACAGTACATAGACCTGACCGTTCGCCAGCTCGGCAGTGATAGTCATCTCATCAGACGAGGTGATTTTGTTCACCGGAAAATTCTTCGGCACCTTGAAAGTCCCTTTGACATAAGGCGCACGGTGAGTTTCCTTGCGGTCCACTGAACCGTCCAGGCCGATGATGTCATCATTGACCGTCCTGTTCATGGGCACCTCAATGCCGCCGGTCAGCGATAGCTGTTGACCGTCAATTTTGAAATAACAGGTTCCCCCGATACGGGCCATTATGCAGACTCCTCTGAATACTGAAGACGGAACTGGTTAACCACGGCAAAGACACGCAACTGGTTAACATAGTCAGGCGGGAACAGCGTGTTCAGGCGGTTCGGATCGCTGGCATCACGCTCCACAACCAGGTACTGCTTAAACAGTTCGTAGTTTTCCACGATCCCCGCACGCTCAAGCTGACGGTAGGTTGCCAGCAGTTCCCCTTTGATCACCGCCGGGGTGACAATCGCCTGACCGGGACCAAAGCGGGTACCGTCACTGGCAAGCTTGTGACGCCCGTACTTACTGGTAATGACGGATTTCAGTTTGCGCAGTACATACGCGCTGGTATGCAGCGTCTCACTGTCGAGGTAGCTGTTATCCGCAACCCCGTAAGCGTTTTTCCTGTACGTGGTGACATCACGCTGAATGCGTAGTACCCCGCTTTCGACATACGCCGTTGCCACGCCATGAGACAGCAGGGTCTGTTGTTCGGTCATCGTGAACCGTTTCCCCTTCGGCGCAGGCAGCATACCCACCAGCTCACCGGTCTGCGTGGGACGTGCCGGATCGTTGCGAATAAACACCGCTGCGCGGGCGGTACGGCTTGCCGCCAGCTCGTCGGCAGGCGTCTGGGTCTCTTTTTCGTACCCCGCCAGGGTAATGTGCTGCTGGTTAAACTGATCACCTGCGGTCACCAGTTCTGACAGCGTGCCGATCTTTGCCGTATACACATGACCATACAGCTGACGCGCATAGCTCCAGCGACCGCTGGTATCGTTCATCTCGGTCACCAGCGTGTTAACGGAGGCAGTGTCGTTGAACGGCAGACCGATATAATCAAACGGCTCATCCGCCATTGCAGCCACCGCGCCGGTGAGAACAGGAGCGCCCGTTCCGGCGGTCCCCGCCGCCACGGCAATCTGTACGCCCGCTGGCAGCACTTCGCCCCCACCAAAGCCGTAGTAATTGAGGCTGACAGGAATTTCATTCCCGCAAAGCCCCTTATGACGCGCGGTCAGCGTGACCACGCCTGCCGAAGATGAGGCCGTAAACGGCAGAGCCGGAACGGCATTGATGGCATCCTTGATACTGCTGGCAATCGTCGCGACGTTATCGCCGTTGGTCACCGGTGCCTGCACGCGGGTACGTCCCACATAAACATTTACCGTGCCGGTTTCGGTTGCCGCCCCGGTCACCGTCAGCGTAACCGTTGCCGCCGCGCCCGTGGATTCAGGAACGGCAATCACATACAGCTCACCAAACGGGTCGGTCTGGCGATAAGCCTCGACCATACGCGCCAGCTGACTTCCCGCACCACAAATCTGACGTGCATAGTCTGCCGACGGCATCAGCACCAGACTGTTGGCAACAATCTCTGCACCGTTATTGGCATGACCAATCAGCAGTGATGCTCCGCTGTCCTGTGCAGTATTCGCCGCCGAGTTATCCATTTCCGCATAAAACAGCGGAACCAGCGTATTCGACGGAATGGTGTTAAAGCTTATCGTCATCGGTATTCACCTTTTCATTCACGCGCCGGATATCACCCACTGCTTCACGGCGCAGCCAGTAGTTGTTCTCATCAACATTTCGCCCCTCGGCGGGCAAAAGGTCGCCGTGGGCAGGGTCAGGTACCGACCGCCCTTTAACAGGTTTCACAAACATGATGATCCTCAGGAAGGAAGGGTTATTTCGGTGTGATGTTCGATATCGCCGTCAGGCCCGTTACCGGGATCGAGATAATCAACATCAATCGCCAGCGTTCGCAGTTCATCCAGACTGTTCAGCTCATCCTGCTGGCGGGTATCGTCTTCAGTCAGCTCGCTGATGACCGAAAAATCGAACTGATAAATCAGCTCATGACGATTCAGATCCAGCAGCGTGCCGCCGTCATAGGTAATCGGGTTACCGCACGCTTCCGGGTTCCAGCCCAGCAGGGCCTTAAAGAGCATCTGCCGGACATCGTCCACCACATCATACGAGGCAAACTGACCGCGCTCATCACGCCAGTTACTCAGTATGACAACCACGGAGAAGCCCTCTTTCAGCTCCTGCCAGTAGTCGGTCTGGCTTTTGTTTTCTCCCGGAGAGTCATCACCCGGTACCACATACGCCGCCGGGAGTCTCAGCTTTCCGACCTCCGGCAGATTTTTGAACTGTGCCGCGCCTGCCACCCGGTTTTCAAAATACGGGCAGCGGGCACGCAGCGCAGCAATAACAGGCGTCAGTTTCATCTGTGTCGTCGCTCCGGCTTCAGTGATTTACGCAATTCCCGCGCCAGAAAATAGCGTGTCCAGCTGCGGTTCTTTTCAAGAGTTTCCACCATAAAGTTATTACGTGGAGCCAGCCGCCAGCCGCTGCCACCGGATGCACCACGATGATGACTACGACGACGTTTTGCTCCTCCCCGGACACCAAAAAACAGAAACGCCGGATAGAAGTCACCAGAGATCATCCGGTTCCCCTTCCCGTTGCGCTGGTTAGGGGCAATGCGTGTCATAAAACCGGCTCGCTTTTTACTGGCTCTCGGCACCATGTAACCAATCGAACGAGCCAGGCGTCCGGTCTGATAACCGGGGTTTTCACCCGGTGCCGACCGCGCACGGCGCATCACCAGCCGACGGGCATCACGCATATGACGCTGCCCAATCGTGACAAACGCCCGCCGGACACGTGCGCGGTTAAAGCGCATCTCCGCGGGCTGCTGAACATCAACGTGAAAAAAGGGAGTCGCCATTGCTGCCTCCGTGACTCTGCGTAAATTCGCCCAGTTCCGTACACTCCAGCAGCAGAAAGCGCCGCGCCCCGTTCAGATCGCGCTGACGTTTCACCCGGTACACACTGTCACCGCAGACCACCTCATAATCAGCGGTGATCCCCCGGCGGTAGCGAATGGTGATGTAATGGGTGATGGCGTCTCCGGTCTGCGCGGTTTCCTGCCAGGTGGTGGCACTGGTCTGGACAACCTTCGCCCATGCCCGGAACGCAACCGGGTATTGAGGCTCCACGCCAAAGTTATCCGCGGGCATATCCACCCGCTGGCGGATCAGGACGCGTTTATTCAGTTCGCCGGGGTCCGGCAGAATGTAGGTTGCGCTGGTCTGCGCCTGACGAATTTTCATTGCGGAAAGTACCTATACGGGCCGACAAGCCAGCCAAAACTCTGCGGCATGTCGAGTTTCTCCACTTCCGTAACCGAAGAGCGGTTTTCGTAAAAATGGCTGATAAGCATCAGCATCCCCAGACGAATATCATCCGACAGGTGCAGCCCGTCCGGATCGCTGTCCGGAATGGTTTCATCCGGTGCATAGAGCTTCCGGTTCAGATACGTTTCCGTCCGCTTTTGCGCCGCACAGGCCAGCAGTTGCAGATGGCGGTCATCAGCATCGAAATCCTCATCCAGCCGGAGTTGGGCTTTAATCTCTTCCATTGTCAGAAGCATACTCAGCCCTCTTTACTGGTCGTGGCTTTTTTCTCTTTTGCCGCTTTACTGCTTTTTGCACTGGTTCCGCGCTCTGCTAACCCGGCCTGAAGTGCAATCTCCTGCACCCGGGCAGGAAGCGCCCCGTCGTCATACTCACCGGCCCGAATGACCTCAACACGCATACCGTCCGGTGACCATTTCAGATCTTGTTTCAGGATCATGATTCTTCACCCGTCAGAACAGGGGGCGCGGTTCCGCGCCCCTGAGTGATTACGCCGCTGCAATCTTCAGCAGTTTGATGGCCTGCGAATCGACCAGCATCCCGCCGGTGCGCTTGGTGGTATAAAAACCGACAAACGGTTTATTGGTGTACGGGTCACGCAGAATGCGGGTGCCGATACGGTCAACGATGGTGTAACCCCGTTTGAAGTTACCAAATGCAATGGCTTTCGCATCAGCGGCGATATCCGGCATCTGTTCGTTTTCAGCGATACCGTAACCCGCCAGAGAGGACGGCTGCCCCAGTTCCAGCCCCGGACGCCACAGATAGTTACCCTCGGTGTCTTTCAGCAGACGGATGGCAAACAGGCTGTTGTTGTTCATCATGAACTTCGCGCCAGTGCGGTGTGCCTTTCGCAGCGTGTAAATCAGTTTGATAATGGCGTCTGCGGTCACCGCAGTCGCGTCGCCGGATACAATATGCTGAAGTTTGCCGAACGCCCGGACCTTATCGGTTTCATCCGTGGATTCATACGCCAGGAACCCTTTCGGCTTCTTGGTACCATCGCCGGTGGTAAAGGCAATTTCTTCCTGTTCGGCAAATTCGGTTGCCAGCTCGCTGTTGATCCAGGCCTCCACGTTGAAAAAGGCATCATCCAGCATTTTCTGGGTGGCCTGCGGGTTACCGTAGATTTCCCCCATGAAAGGTTCAATCAGCCCCAGTTTTGAGGTGGCAGTCTGGGAGCGCGCGTCAGTCTCGCCAACCCATCCGGAAGCCGTGCCGCCCAGATTCACCAGTTTTTTGTAGTCGGAACCACCAACGGTGATCACCGTGGCTTCCTGACGCATCACCACTTCATCTTTCAGCAGGTTAAGAATGTTGCGATCCAGTTCTTCCGGCACGGCGTAGCCACCGTCTTCATCGGTGCCCACCTGCAATGCCTTACGCTCCAGATCGCGCAGACCGTCTTCACGGCCTTTACGCAGGAAGCCCACAAACGCCTCTTTATGCTCGGTGGCCAGTTTATTTTGCGCACCACCTGCCGGACGTTTCAGCTCAAGCAGCTCTTTTTCAAGATCGCTTTTGAGGTTTTCCAGCTCGCTGAGTTTCCCGTTCAGGGTTTCCACCTGCCCGGCAAGTTTGCCTTTTTCCTGCTCAATCGCATCCACGCGCTTGTCGTTCTTTGCTTTGAAGTCGTCAAACTTCTGCTGCAGCTCCTGCGCGACCTGTTCGACATCTTTAATATCAACCGCCATCGTATTTCTCCTGATTAGAAGTTCAGATTTTTCAGTGCATTCAGTGCAGAGCCCACATCCTCAGCGTCGCGCAGGGACAGTGCGCCATAGCCCCCTGCCATGAATGCTTTGGCCTGGGTACGGGAGAGTCCGACATCACGCAGGACTCTTTCGATTTTTTTCTGTTCGGGGATTTCCCCGCGGGCCAGTGCGTTCTTGACGTCGCTGATCCGCGCCTCGTCGTTAGACGGGAATGTCACCAGACTGACTTCCCAGAGGTCGATTTCTTTCAGCAGAAAGGCTTCTTTCGTCCGGTCGTATTCCCAGTCCTTCAGGACGTACCCAATAGAAAGGCCGGTTAACGAACCGGCCTTCATGTGTGCATGTGCGCGTTTTGCCAGGGGATCATCATCAATGAGCAACCGCCCCCTGACGTAAAGCCCGACATCGTCTTCCTTCATTTCGGTGTAAACACCGATGGGCTCATCCATGCGGTGCTGCCAGAGCAGCGCAGGTAACGCTTTTCTGTCACTCCACGCCCGCAGGGAAGCAGCAAATGCCCCGGACATCACCACATCATCGTGGCTGTCCTTTACACCAAAGACGGAGCCATACCCTTCAAACTCACCGGAGTCACTGACAGATTTCAGACTCAGCGGTACATCAAGACGTTGTTTCGTCTGCATTGGCGTTATCCTTCTGCTTACCGGCTTTACTGCCATCGGAGGGTTTCGTGGTCATGTTCATCGGTGTGAGATAAACATCACCACCGGGACGCGGATTCATATCTTCCAGGTCGCGGCAGTCATTGGGAGAGTAAATTCCCCAGTTGATCCCGGTGGCGTAGGCTTCAAAACGGGACTTCATATCCCATAAGCGCTAACTTAAGGGTTGTGGTATTACGCCTGATATGATTTAACGTGCCGATGAATTACTCTCACGATAACTGGTCAGCAATTCTGGCCCATATTGGTAAGCCCGAAGAACTGGATACTTCGGCACGTAATGCCGGGGCTCTAACCCGCCGCCGCGAAATTCGTGATGCTGCAACTCTGCTACGTCTGGGGCTGGCTTACGGCCCCGGGGGGATGTCATTACGTGAAGTCACTGCATGGGCTCAGCTCCATGACGTTGCAACATTATCTGACGTGGCTCTCCTGAAGCGGCTGCGGAATGCCGCCGACTGGTTTGGCATACTTGCCGCACAAACACTTGCTGTACGCGCCGCAGTTACGGGTTGTACAAGCGGAAAGAGATTGCGTCTTGTCGATGGAACAGCAATCAGTGCGCCCGGGGGCGGCAGCGCTGAATGGCGACTACATATGGGATATGATCCTCATACCTGTCAGTTCACTGATTTTGAGCTAACCGACAGCAGAGACGCTGAACGGCTGGACCGATTTGCGCAAACGGCAGACGAGATACGCATTGCTGACCGGGGATTCGGTTCGCGTCCCGAATGTATCCGCTCACTTGCTTTTGGAGAAGCTGATTATATCGTCCGGGTTCACTGGCGAGGATTGCGCTGGTTAACTGCAGAAGGAATGCGCTTTGACATGATGGGTTTTCTGCGCGGGCTGGATTGCGGTAAGAACGGTGAAACCACTGTAATGATAGGCAATTCAGGTAATAAAAAAGCCGGAGCTCCCTTTCCGGCACGTCTCATTGCCGTATCACTTCCTCCCGAAAAAGCATTAATCAGTAAAACCCGACTGCTCAGCGAGAATCGTCGAAAAGGACGAGTAGTTCAGGCGGAAACGCTGGAAGCAGCGGGCCATGTGCTATTGCTAACATCATTACCGGAAGATGAATATTCAGCAGAGCAAGTGGCTGATTGTTACCGTCTGCGATGGCAAATTGAACTGGCTTTTAAGCGGCTCAAAAGTTTGCTGCACCTGGATGCTTTGCGTGCAAAGGAACCTGAACTCGCGAAAGCGTGGATATTTGCTAATCTACTCGCCGCATTTTTAATTGACGACATAATCCAGCCATCGCTGGATTTCCCCCCCAGAAGTGCCGGATCCGAAAAGAAGAACTAACTCGTTGTGGAGAATAACAAAAATGGTCATCTGGAGCTTACAGGTGGCCATTCGTGGGACAGTATCCCTGACAGCCTACAAAACGCAATTGAAGAACGCGAGGCATCGTCTTAACGAGGCACCGAGGCGTCGCATTCTTCAGATGGTTCAACCCTTAAGTTAGCGCTTATGCTTCATATCCCCGCGCAGTAACGCCCCGGCGTTAAATTTGGCGTAATAAACGCCCTGCTTACTTTTTCGTACCAGTCCGGTGTTGATCCGTTGCTCAATGCGGGTCAGATACGGCACCAGTGAATAGTTGATAAATCCCAGCCCCAGCTCTTCGATATTGTTGAAGGTGGCGCGATCGGTGTTCTGCACCATGTGCAATGGCACCCGGAACAGACGACAGATTTCTTCAAGCTGAAACTTGCGGGTTTCCAGGAACTGGCTGTCCTCGGCGTTCAGCGCCATCGACTTCCAGTCCAGCCCCATCTCAAGGATCATCGGGCGGTGAGCATTGCCAAGCCCGGTGTGACGCTCCTCAAAATCTTTCTTCAGGCGCTCATAAGCCTGATCCGACAGCGTCTGCTCTGTACGCAACACACCGGACGTCACCGCACCATTGCTGAACAGTCTGGCCCCGTGCTCTTCGGTCGCAGCTGCCAGCGATATTGCCTCGCGGGCATAGGCGATGGGATTCAGTCCCACCAGACCGTCCAGCGTCAGCGTGCGCACATGCCAGATATCTTCCTGGCTCAGTACATCCGTGGAGCCGTCCGGGAATGTGACCTGATAGACCGGCTCCCAGCTACTGTTAAGCTTCGGTACCACACAGCCGGGATCGACGGGCAGCAGTTCAGCCACTTCGCCAAATGCTTTCACTTTGTAGGCGTAAAAGTTTCCCCGCAGGCACAGACAGGTGACCACCAGCTCCCAGAACTCCTGCGGCGTCATATAGCCATTGGGATGCGTGGAGATCAGCTTATGCAGACGCTCGCCGGTGGCTCTCTGTTTCAGGCTGCCGTTCAGGTGATACAGATTGCAGGGCAACATCCCGACCGACTCTGCCAGCACCCTGACACAGGAAAAAACCGCCGTCAGTCGCATGGCCCGCTGGCTGCTGATCTGCTTTCCGGTATAGGTGTCGTAGGACAACCCGATGGCATCCGCCAGCTCTGCTGGCGTGGTCACCGGTGCGTCACTTTTTCGTTGAAATAATCCCGAAAAGAACACTATTTACCTCCGCCGACAGACGACTGTGTACGGTCGAGATATCGCGCCACCAGCCACGACCAGAACAGGCACAACGCCCCGGCAACAACAAACCCCGCCGGGGGATAAATCAGCCAGGCACCATACGCCAGCAAAAGCGCCCCCAGCACGCCCACCAGAGGCGCGAGAATCAGCATGATCATAATTACCTCAGTTAAAGCGAGCGGATCCCATAGGACTCAATGTGGTCAGACAGCGTGTCTTCTTTCTCGTACAGCATGGCTCTGCCAACCGCCATAATCAGCGCAACTGCACCATCGATTTTGTTTTCCGCCTGCTCCTTGACAGGCTTCACCACATCATCGTTACCCGGAATGGTTTTGCCGACCACGTTGCCGATACACCAGGTCATGATGGGATTGCCGTCATGATGAAAGCGCCCCGATTCAATCGCCGCTTCCAGCTCTTTCATCGGATCGGACATGTTGGTGTAGTTCTGAATGATGGTGATGGGGTTCAGGTCTTCATCAGCAAGGTCATGCGACAGCCCGGTCGCCCCGAAGGGGTCGATAGGTGACTCACTGACCGGGCTGATTTTGTTCGCCGCTTTGGCCTCCTCGAGGATGTAGCGATAATCCACCTCCGCACCATCGGTAACGGTCAGAACGCCCATTTCCACCCATTTCTGAAAGCGTTCGGCTGTCCGTCGATCTTCATTTTTCTCGACGCTGTACACCGTGTCATACGGTACCCAGAAACGCGGGGCTACACTGTAGTAATGCGTTTTACCGTCAATCTCGCGGGTATAAAGTCGCGCCATGCTGTTCATATCCAGCTTACGCGCCAGGTCAAAGGCCAGAATGCACGGCTGCCCCTCGAACTGCTCAAGGGTCAGTGATTTATCCTCGCAGCTCTTCCAGCTCACCAGGTTGAAATACGCCGAACGCGCCGACACCCAGATATTGAGGTGTTTTGTTTTAAAGACGTTTGCCAGACGGGCGTTATTTTTCGCACGCTGCTGCTGACTTAACAAAAATTCGCGATAAACCGACACGCCAATATTTGGATTGGCTTTTTCCAGCACCTGCGGGTCGGTCCAGTCGTCACCTTCATCAACGGTATAGATGATCCCGAACAGTTCATCGTTAGGCACCGAGCCGTTGAGCATCTCGATGACTTCCCGCCGTTTGTCGTAGCACGGCCCCTCAATGTTGTACCCGGCGGTAGTGATAGCCCACATCAGTGGCTGACGTCGCGCCCCCATCCCGGTAAGCATCGTGGTGTAAAGCGCATCTGTGGCGTGCTCGTGATATTCATCCACCACCGCACAGTGGGGTGATGAACCATCACCGGGGTTACCGATCAGCGGTTCAAAACGCGCACCATCCTCCGGACGGTTCATGTTTGAGGCGTTAACCTCAATCCCGAACGCTTCCGTCAGCATGGGTGTGCGTTTACACATCAGTCTTGCCGGACGAAAGACTTCCCATGCCTGTTTCTCCGTCGTGGCACCGGAATACACTTCCGCGCCGAACTCGTTATCACAGGCAAAACAATACAGGGCGACACCGGCAGAGATTGCCGATTTGCCATTCTTACGGGGGATTTCGGTATACACCTCACGGAAGCGGCGCAGCCGGGAGCCTTTATTGACCCAGCCAAACGCGCAGCAGATCACAAAGAGCTGCCACGGCTCCAGCGTGATGGGCATCCTCTTAAATGCCCACTCACCCTTGGTGTGCGGCAACAGCTGAATAAATTTCGCGGCCCGTTCAGCCAGGTCCTTGTCGAAGCGGTAACGAAACGACTTACTTTTTTCCTCCATTAGGTCATCAAGATGGCGCTGGCAGGCCTGAATCACAAACTGGCAGGCCACAATCTTTCCGCGCACGACATCACGGGCATACTGATTGGCAGCATTTACGTTGGGGTAAGATTTCCGGCTCATGATTCGATGATTTTCAGAAACGGGTTAGTGGCTTTCTTCTGCCCCGCCAGGCCAATCAGACGCTGGCGGCTGCTGGGGTCGAGTCCGAGCATTGCCCCCGTACTGCTCATCTCGGACTCCTGTTCTTTTTTGGCGGTCAGCTCCGGATTTTTGACCATACCGCCCATTGCACCGGTGATGGTGTTGCCCTGTCTGGCAATATTTTTCACGGCACGTCGCCAGAACTCGTAGGCCACGCACCACCGCTCAAGCACCGCGAGGTCAGTCACGCACAGCAGGCCCTGACCGCAGAGTTCTTTAGTTGTCAGTTGCCACATGATCGTAGCGAGAGGGAGATCTTCTTCAGCGAACCACTCCGGTGGCTCAACACCTTTGATGGGCGTAAAAACAGGTTCATCTTTATTCAGGGCTCGCTTGCCGGGGTTTCCGGCCAGCGCCTTGCGCGCCGTTGGCTTGGGGCGACGCCCGGAACGCCCCGCCGTTCCAGCCATATGCGGCACTCCTGGTTAAATTTCATTTTTCGCGGGTATAAAAAAACGATGGGGCGGGCAGTCCGGAAGACGTCAGGTCACAGGGATTTGACCCGCCCCTCCCTCGCAGACAGTTGAGAATTATTATCACTTCAACCGTTCACGGGCCGTCTTCGCCTTATGGCACGGCCAGCACAGGCTCTGCTGATTACTGTCGGCATCTGTACCGCCATGCGCTTTAGGGATGATGTGGTCAACGGTTTTCGCCTCACGTACCACACCACCACGCAGACATAACTGACACAGGCCTTTGTCACGCTTCAGTACACGTTCACGGATAGCATCCCATTTCGAACCGTAGCCGCGCTGATGACGGGACTGGCCTGGCTTGTATTGCCTCCAGCCTTCGCTTTTGTGGCTTTCGCAGTAGCCTGACGGGTCTGTGGTGGTATGGCGGCAGCCACGAACACGGCAGGCTTTTGGGATTCGTGATGGCATATGTACTCCAATGAAGAAGCCACCGACATAGCCTCCTCCATTCATCGTGAAACTATTTTCATCTACCCAGTAATGAATTCTTTGTAGAGTTGTGATCAATACAACTCACTAATGGAGAGGCTTGTCCAACACGTTGGACAAGTTTCCTGTTTGATTTACTGGACACTATAGAAGGACAGAATGCCTTCATCACTCGAATAACATCAATTAAGGAGGTTCAACATGTTTCATTCCACAAATCATCAGGCTGTAATTATGGCTGCATCAGCTTGTGCCACAGACCTTTTCCGCTTCACTTTGAGCCTGAGTCATTTCTACCTGACCGGCTCGCCTCTATCTTTTTAATCCCCGCTTTATCCAAATTGCATTGCCAGAATGCCGACAACAGACTGACATTCAAATCCTGACTACCTCCAATAGTCTGACCGTACACCTATATAGTTTTAATTTTCATCAATCCATTTAACTATCGTTTAATTGTTGTCACATAGGATTCTGCCGTTTTTAACAATGCAGGATAATAAGATGAAAAAAATGTTGTTTTCTGCCGCTCTGGCAATGCTTATTACAGGATGTGCTCAACAGACGTTTACTGTTGGAAACAAACCGACAGCAGTAACACCAAAGGAAACCATCACCCATCATTTCTTCGTTTCGGGAATTGGACAGGAGAAAACTGTTGATGCAGCCAAAATTTGTGGCGGCGCAGAAAATGTGGTTAAAACAGAAACCCAGCAAACATTCGTAAATGGATTGCTCGGTTTTATTACTTTAGGCATTTATACTCCGCTGGAAGCGCGGGTGTATTGCTCACAATAATTGCATGAGTTGCCCATCGATATGGGCAGCGCTATCTGCACTGCTCATTAATATACTTCTGGGTTCCTTCCAGTTGTTTTTGCATAGTGATCAGCCTCTCTCTGAGGGTGAAATAATCCCGTTCAGCGGTGTCTGCCAGTCGGGGGGAGGCTGCATTATCCACGCCGGAGGCGGTGGTGGCTTCACGCACTGACTGACAGACTGCTTTGATGTGCAACCGACGACGACCAGCGGCAACATCATCACGCAGAGCATCATTTTCAGCTTTCGCATCAGCTAACTCCTTCGTGTATTTTGCATCGAGCGCAGCAACATCACGCTGACGCATCTGCATGTCAGTAATTGTCGAGTTCGCCAGCTTCAGTTCTCTGGCATTTTTGTCGAGCTGGGCTTTGTAGGTAATGGCGTTATCGCGGTAATGATTAACAGCCCATGACAAGCAAACGATGATGCAGATAACCAGAGCGGAAATAATCGCCGTTACTCTGCTCATACCTCAATCTCTCTGACCGTTCCGCCTGCTTCTTTGAATTTTGCAATCAGGCTGTCAGCCTTATGCTCGAACTGACCATAACCAGCGCCCGGCAGTGAAGCCCAGATATTGCTGCAACGGTCAATTGCCTGACGAATATCACCGCGATCAATCATCGGTAAAGCGCCACGCTCCTTAATCTGCTGCAATGCCACAGCGTCCTGGCTTTTCGGAGAGAAGTCTTTCAGAGCAAGCTGCTTACGGTAGGCATCCCACCAGCGTGAAAGAAGCTGGTAACGTCCGGCGGCTGTTGATTTGAGTTTGGGGTTTAGCGTGACAAGTTTGCGAGGGTGATCGGAGTAATCAGTGAACAGTTTGCCACCAACAATAACATCATAACCGTGGTTACGTGTCGGTTGTCGCCCGTTATCCGTTCCTTCTGACCAAGCCACCATATCAAGGAAAGCTTTACGCTGGGAATTTAGTACCTGCATAAATTACTCCTTAGAGCCACCAAATTTGTTACCGATTACTCGCATTGCTGCCCCACGAATAGCATCGACACCGATCAGCCCCACTCCACCACCAATGGCAACAGAAAGTGATTTAGGCCATCCGACATACTCAAGAGCGGATGCAAAAGTCAGTGTCAGAGCGCCACAGAGCAAAATCTCGAGCGTTTTTCGCTTCCAGCCACCACCACCGCCAAAATAGGCAATGCGCAAGCCAGCCATAACGATCGACATAATTACTGCGCCCAGCGGCGTGTCTCCACGCCACCAGCTCTGGACCAACTCCAGCCAAGTATTTGGGTTATGAGGCATTTGTAGTTATCTCTCACCTCGCCGATACAGGAGGTGCAAATTGAGGGAGTACCACGAACCGCAAACCAGAAGCGGAAACGTAAAAGAAGCCGAGCCAATGGATAAGTACTAGAGAGACCAAGCCCAACGAATACCAAGGCCCAGAAATGACAAAACCCGCTCGACGGCGGGTTTAAGCTGCGTGGCGAAGTAACCACTCTTAACACAGTAATCTAGAAAATGCGGACCGCGTTAGTGATTTTTATCTGTTTTTCCATTATTTTTTTGCCACACAGCTTAAAACGAAAAATAAAGCAGGCGTTGCCAAACCTCACGGTGACAGTTGGCTTAGAATGAGGACATACTTTTGGATAAGTTTGATGAGATTCATGTAGACATTGAATCTGAGCAGCAAGCCTTCGATTTGCTTGAAAGCTATCTTGATGGTTATGGTTTACCTGACAGTTTAAGTTTCAACGGATGGCCAAACCTTACCATCAGATTAACCGGTGAAAAATTCAACAGATCGCTAACACCTTCAGTTATGAAGGGATTTGTTGAAATGCAAGCTCAAATCAACAAATCATATGCCCTTGCCAAGTACGGTGTCCCTGACGTCCGCAAACTGACCAAAGAAGAACTTGATGCCCTAGAAATAGAAGTTACGGTAGAACAAGGTTCTTCAATAGTAGAAATCAATATTGATGGCTTTTTAACCAAACTCACACAGGAACTTGTTGGTAAAATGAACGCAACTGAGATCATGTTTACTGTTCTCGGCGCAGCAGTCATCTGGGGCGGAGTAACAGTATTTAAACGGTTCTTGGACAACCGCAAAGATATTCGCCTTGCAGAAATTGCTAAGGATGGAGAGAAAGAACATCTCCGGACTATGCAGATCATGAGCGAACAAGAAACTAAACGCCTGCGGGTTATTTCAGAAATGATTGCGGAAAAACCACTTCTCGATAACATGGACCGTATGTCGTATGACGCTAAAACCCAAATGGTCAAATCCTTTGTGCGTTCAGATAACGCTCAAATTGATGGCGTTACTATTGATTCTGAAATGGCGAAAGAGTTGGTTACGAATGCTCGTAGACGTTCATCAGAAATGAGGATTGATGGTATTTACCGAATTGAAGAAGTCAATAATACTGACCCAGAGAGTTTCAAAGTTAAGGTCCGACGCGTAGATACCGACCAACGTCTAACCTGCGTAGTTCAGGATGTTTTCCTTGATGAATCCGGAAACAAAGAAGCATTGCAGCGAGCTGAGTGGGAAAGAAAGCCTGTACATTTGAGCATTAACGCAAAACACGTCGATGGTGACATTAAGTCAGCAGTAATTCTCTATGTTCGAGATGTGGAACAAAAGCCCGAGTAATCGGGCTTCAATAATCAATCTTTAACTTCGGGGTCCATCTCTAGACTAATTTCCAACATCGATAGGCAGCCATCAATAAACCCCTCAGCCATCTGTATCTCAATGCGTATTAGTTTCTCATCCTTTTTACGAGCCTTGGCGAGCTTTCTTTTAGAGATACCGTATAGATAATGGGCAACAAGAAGCGAATGTTCGTCCGGCCTTTTTTGCCTTAGACGAGCAAGACAACTTTCAATAATTAATGCATCACTATCTGAACATGCCTGACGTGTTTTGCTTGTATAGGGAAGAAGCCCTTTAAACCCAGCAGCTATAGGAGAATAGTCTACTCCTGAACTATCACTCGCCGCCCATGCTCCCCAACGATCCAGAACCATTTGAATATCACGCATCAACTTTCTCCACAAGATCAGGCCAGCACGCCAATTGCCAGCGCACGATCGATAAAACGAAATATCAGCTCCAGCTGGGAGCCATACTTCTCTTCAAATGCCACGGTATCCGCATGCAGCTCGTCGTGATGCTTTCTGCACAAAGGCAACACAAAGAGGTCATGCGCTTTTGTACCCATTCCCCCCTGACCGTGGCCTATCAGGTGGTGGGGATCATCAGCGGGCTTTCCACAACATGCACACGGCTGTGTCTTAACCCAGCGCGTGTACTTTTCATTAACCCAGCGGCGACGTTTTGGGCGTAACATAAAAGACTCCGGCGACTCCGGATCCACTTTCAGCGCCAGCACCTTTTTTGCCTTATCCTGGATGATGCTGGTGGCAGGAACCGAAGGCACAAGGTCACTTTCCCGGGTGACAGACGGCACAACAGGCTTCGGTAATCTCAGTGCCTTACGGGCTGCACTTTCCGGTAAGGCATCCGCCAGGTCATTACGAATCAGCCACCAGCACAGTTCCGGCATTGTCACAACGTGACTGTCATCAAAACCGAGATCCCGACGCACAACAGACAACACCCAGCGGGCACAGTTATCCGTTGCCATTGATTCCAGCCGTTCCGTGAACTGATCGCGCAGCTGGTTATCGCAGTGCCAGCACAGACGGATTGCACCCGGAGCGTGTCGCATTGTGGTCATGTTCTCGCTGTGCCAGTCGGAATGAGGCCACTGGCAGCCTTTTTCACGAAGTAACCAGCTTTCAAGACATTCCACGCCACCAGCACGACGGATCACTGCCTCATTGCGGAACACGGCCCGAACGGCAGGATCATCCGCCAGCGGTTGTGATGCCGCCGGAACGGCACCGCTGGCGAAAGATGAATAACGTTCCGGCTCAGGCTCCAGCAGGACACGCCCCTGCATAAACAGGGGCATCAGCTCTGAACCAGGTCTGAACAATACGATCCCCATACGCGGGGCAATTTCAGGGGTCAGTAGTGCTCTCACAGTCACCTCAATGAACGGTATCGAGCAGCTTTAACAGCTCAGGGAATCGGGATTCGAAGAAATGCGGCTGCGTCTCGCGCGGATTTGCGGGACTGGTGATGTTCTTGCCGAACATGCAGCCTTTCGCCGTCAGCGACCAGAATTTTTTGATGTTGTTAATCGCTGTACGGCTGTATCGTTCGCGCTGTTCGACGATCCCCAGCTTCGCCATCTGGTGATATGCCTGATTAGCCGTAAGGCGGATACCATACTGTTTCAGCAGTGCACTCAGCGACAGCGTAGGGCGACTTGAGCCATCAGGCGCGTCAGCAGGAGCATCAATGGCATAGCGCGGTGCCAGATTCGGTAAGCCAACAGCCTCCTGGAGTTTCTGACAGGCCCCAAGCACTGAAGAGTTAGACAGGTTTAATTCCCGGCGCATAAAGTCCAGCAGAATCACACCAGCCTGCATCTTGTCAGCAGCCTGTCCGGATAATTTTTCCGGTGCGCTGGTTACCATGTCGAAAGTACGGATCACCTTCAGATGGAATGACGGGCTGATCCACATTGCATAGGCATACACCAGTTCTTTGCAGACATACGTCCCCTGGTTATTTCCGCCACGAATAACGTTAACTGGCTCTATATTGACCGAGTTGCAAATCTGCAACTCGCTTATTAAACGTTCAGTTTGCTCATTGCGGAGCCAGAATGCAGGCTTATGCTTATCCAGAGAACCGGCAGCCCTGTGCAGATCGTTCAGGCTGTAACGCCCAAAAGCATCACGACGAACTTCAATACCATCAATGACCATCAGATTATTCATACTTCGTTTCTCCTCTTGATCAGGCGGCTGCACCCGCCGTTTTCTCGTACTTACTGATAGTGATCTCGACCTTCCCTTCCGGGATAACCGGTCCCCACTCCACCAGCATTCTTTTCACCTGACTGTCGTCTTCCCACACACCCGCGTGGGTCAGGGCGTCAAACAGCGCCTTGTTATAGTTGTCCAGATCGCGGATCCGGTTATCCGGAGGAAACAACACGATCTCCACTGAAGCAGGTGCCGACGTTGGTTTCGGCAGACGACGTAACTGCTCAACTATTGCTGTGCACGCCGCACTCTGGAATTTTCGCCCCGCCGCGCTTATCAGGCTCTTACCAGCAAATGCCCCTTTGTTGGGGTGTCGCCAGTAGGTGTTCACGCTGGGTGGAAAAGGCAGAATCAGCTTCATACTTTCAGCCCCCTCTCATGTAACCAGTGGGCTGCACGCAGCCTGGCGTTTTCCTCACCAGCAAGCAGTGCGCGGATAATCCCGGCCACCTCGCTGTCGTCGTCCTTCACCGCGGTATGAAGCGTGATGCCCCGGGCCACGCCACGCTTTATCGTGATGACGCCTTTTTTCTCCAGTGCGCGAAGATGCTCCACCGCTGCATTCACTGAACGGTATCCCAGCATGGTAGCCACCTCCTGATTGGTTGGCGGGAAGCCACGTTCTTTCTGGTAAGAAATCAGCATATCCAGCACCTGCTGCTGGCATTGAGTTAACGTCGTCATTAAGCCCCCACGTAATTCCCTGACAGATACCACTCTTCACCCGATACAGCGCGCTTGCTGCTTTTCCGTAAACACCGCTCACGACGCGCAAGAAAATTGTTTCGCTCTTGCTGGGAGTGGCTTTCACGGAATGCCGCCATCCACACCGTTGCAGCACGACGGTATAAGCCCCTGGACTCCAGTTCTTCCGCCTGGCGGGTCAGGCACAAAATCACCCGGGGATCGTTAGTGCCGACATAGAAATTGCGCACAGGTCTGGATTCACGAACTGGTTGCGGTTCCGGCTCCTGCGGTATCTCAGTCAGCCGCGGGAAATGTCTGCGTGTATCCCCTTCACAACGGTGAGCCACACGCCCACTCTGACGTAACTTGCTTGCTGACTGCAGAACGCGCTGTCGTGAGTAACCTGCAAAAGCATCCGCAATGTCTCCGGAAGTACACCCCGGATGGGCTTCAATGAATTTCTGAACGTCATTCAAAAGACTCATGATCACCCCCTGAATCCTGCCGGGATCTGGCTGTAGTCCACGTTGTCGTAACTGGCTTTGAAGTACGGGTCTTCGCGTTTTTCGGTGTACGTGCTGACGGACGGCGATAAGCGCAGGGAAAGCTCATCCCATTTTTCCCGCAGCTTCGACGGGCTGAGCACGTTACGGCACCAGAACGGATCGCGACTGACGCGGCTGTACATCTCGCAGATTTGTTTATGAGTACGACCATCCTGCACACACATCAGGCGAATTTCGTTTGCCCAGGCTGTCCAGTTCGGTTCTTTGGGACGAACCACCTCGCCGTCACATTCGGCGGCCTGCTCGTACAGGGCGATGATTTTTTTCCAGAGCCACTGTGCGCAGGTCAAATCATCCTGCGTTCCCCACTGGCGCTTTTTAGGGCTGAATACAACCGCATCAGGATGGCGAGTTAAAAACTCCTGTTCAGCCGTCTGCGTGTCCGGTTGCGAAGCGTCCGGACGAGAAGGTTTTTTATCTGACGGATCATGTTTTGATTTTACTGACGGATCCCCGCCAGATTCTGACGGGTGAAAACCCGCTTTTTTGCCAGATTTCGACGCATCAAATTTTGACGGGTCAGATTTTGATGCGTCAGATTTTGACGGGTCAGAATCTGACAGTTGAGAAAATGCCGCTGCCTGAAGCTTCGCAACGTTAAGCTGATAAACATTCGACGCATTGCGGTTACCCTGGCGACGCGCCTTACGCGTTAACCAGCCTTCTGCTTCCAGCCGTGCGATAGCCGTTCTGACGGTACTCATTCCCGCGCCAATCTGGCGGGCAATGGTTTCAATTGATGGCCAGCACACACCTTCGTCATTACTGAAATCAGCCAGGCGGGCCATAATTGCCACGCTGGATAATTTCATGCCTGATGCAGCGCAACCATCCCATACATAGCCGGTTAATTTAGTGCTCATGACCGACCTCTATTTCCCTGAATTTACGACGAAACTGTTCGAGCGGGCTGAAGCACTCATGCTCATAGCCTTCGCGGAGGTAGATAACACGTTGTGTTTCCGGCTCCCAACGAATGACTCTGACGGGCACTCCGTAGTGATCTTTGAACCAGCGGTTAACTTGTCGCAAAGGACTGTCTCCTTCTGCCGGTTGAAATCACCCACAGCCCACTCTGCAAAGCTGTGGGTTACAATTTCCCTGTCACCTGGTACATTTACTGCATAGCAATACTCCACCTTCGCTTTTCCACCCGGTACAGGAAGCGCAATCAGTTGCGAGCGACGGTAGTGTGTTGTTAAACTGTTCATGCGTTAGTTTCTCCACAGTCACGACACGCCACGGCGCCCGGAGCTGCACACTCGCGGGCGTCACTACTTTCTGAAACGCAAAAGATTTTGTAGACCAGAGCTGCATGCTCCTGCAGCTTCGAAATTGAGAGGTACAGCTCATCGTTAATTGCTGTCTTCTCATGCGGTTCCACTACACCGTCTTCAATTGCTGAACGAATCTGTTTTGAATAACTGCCGATCTGTTCAATGACTTCCAGCAGGCGTTGGTTGATATCGGCGTTGTCCACATCCTCGACATCAGGAAGAGACACAAAGACGCCATTTGCAGACTGCGCCACAGCGTCAGCAATGAAGTGAGTTCCACCAGCACGTTGCAAAATCATTGCCCATCCCAGCGGGAAAATCTGATCGCCATCGGCACGAAGGCGGTTAAATAATGCGTGCTCTGTTACATCCAGCCAGTCAGCAGCTTCAGCGTACCCCCCCGGCAACGCTGCGATAGTTTTTCTGACAGCTTTCACGTACCACTCAGGCTGTTTTTCTACTTTCCAGTGATGCTTACCCACGGTTCACCTCCTGTTCCTGTGGTTTAAACCCATTCTGGTTTTGGCTAGATTGAAAACGTGCCGGATAAAGAATCTGCATTTCGCTGACTTCACCCTTAAAAAAATTGGCTAAACGTTCTGCAAGCTCGATAGATGGAATCTGCTCCAGCCTCTCAATACGACTCAACGTCGCTGGATTGACTTGAACACCCGCAGCAACATGCTGCAAAGTGAAACCATGCGCCTTACGCACATTTCGTAATGGTGATTGCATACGCCCTCCAAATATTGCGCGTTATGCATGTTATTTCACGCAATTATTTTGCGCAAGTTGATTTGCTTATCACGCAATAAAGAAATGTAATAAACGCATGAACATAGGAAACCGAGTCAGACAACTTCGCCAAGCGAAGAACATGAAAATCGCCGATCTCGCTGAAGCAATAGGAGTAGATGCGGCGAACATCTCGCGCTTAGAAACGGGTAAGCAAAAACAATTTACCGAACAAACACTGAGTAATATTGCCAAGAGCTTAGGTGTTGATATTGCTGATCTCTTTACCTCTGCCCACAAAAGTAATACTGTATATAAAAACAGTAATAATGAGGATGTTGCGCAGGTGAAGGATGTGTTCCGTATTGAAATGCTGGATATCAGTGCCAGTGCGGGAAATGGCCTTATCCAGGGCGGTGATGTCATTGATGTGATTCATGCCATCGAATACAGAACTGATAATGCTGTATCAATGTTCGGCGGACGACCAGCCAATCACATCAAAGTTATCAACGTTCGTGGGGACAGTATGTGTCCAACCATTGAGCCAGGAGATCTCATCTTCGTTGATGTCAGCATCAATCAGTTTGATGGTGATGGTATATATGTCTTTGGTTTTGATGACAAAATATACGTTAAAAGACTTCAAATGATTCCTGACAAACTGCTGGTGATTTCTGATAACCAGATTTACCGTGAATGGGGAATTACTAGCGAAAACGAACACCGATTCATGGTCTTTGGAAAGGTCTTAATCAGTCAGTCTCAAACCCTTAAGAGACATAATTAACCTCAATATCCTTCCATCGGCCACCGAAAGGTGGCTTTTTATTACCTATCAACTTGCATATCACGCAAATACCACTTGCATATCTCACAATTTAATTTTATCTTTTGTTCCAGACCAACTACAGGATTACAACAAAATCTGGTTGCAACACGGTGCATGTGTCGTAAGCAGTCAGTAAATGTCAAAAACGAACAGGCAGGACGCCCACGAAGTAGCCGCCTGGGGCATATGAAGTCCAGGATGATTCGTTAGCAACAAAAAAGCGCCCTACAGGACGCTTAGCTCTTTAACAATCTGGTCCCCATCAACAAGTAACTGATAACTTGAGGAGATGTGAAATGCACAAAACAGAACCCAAAATCGTCGCGCCTGGCTACACAGATGAGGAAATTTATGAGTGGATGACAAAGAAGCTGGCAGCTATAAACCAGCTTCGTGAAGTGCTGTCTTATCGACAGGAAACAATAGACTCCTTAAAAAAACTGGATCAGGAAATCACGGTTTTATCACAGGATGTTACTTTAGATATTGTGCAGACAAATTAGGATCCCATTCATTTTCGTCAAAATCATCAAAGTGATGAATTTGTGATCTCCAGTCTCGATAATCTAAAAATTTCTGGGCGGTTACGCTTATTTTATCAAGTGTGAGTTCATCCTGAATTGAAAGAAGAAGTTCATCAAATTTCATCTCATTAATCTGTTTTGGCATCCAGTGATGCTTCATCAGAATAAGGTGAACCAGAGCCTTTTTCCCATTCAACTGATTATAGGGAGTGCCGAATTTCTTCCGGTGCTCATGTAAGACAAGGTCCAAAAGAGTAAGTAATGTTGCCCTTGATTCAACTTTGCTTATTTCGACTGATGACACTACCCCACTGATTTCAATGCCCCGATACTTTCCAACATTTTCACAGTGGGATTTGTACAGCGTATAGATATTACCGGACATTTCTTTTCCTTTTGCGTTGTTGGGGATAACCAGATTAACCGAATCCTTGTTGTTGGGGAATAACTAGGTCCACCTCGCCTGATGTGGCTAAAAGCAGGCACATAACAGCTAAGTATTTTCAACCAGAGAGAATCCTTAGCGTTGTGGTGAATGCGGCTCAGCGCACGCGGGTTAAGGTTGAGGCTGACAGTCGACCTTCTGTGGATACCCACCCGCCTGGTGTGCAACCTTCGCCAGGCACCGGGAGGCACCCGGCACCACAACTTTATGCTGTGTGTAGTCTTGGCGGTACCAGCTTGTACCCTTGCTTCCGGCTGGTACCGTCCTTTTTACAAAACAGAGAAGAGCATCACCGGACGACGGGCTCATAACCCAATCCATCCGGGCGGCAGTCACCGCAGGTGTTCTTCTCTGTTTTGTGGAGAAACTAACCGACCTTGCAGGGTCGATATGATGAGGAGCAGCAAAATGGCTAGCGAACGCAGTACTGATGTGCAGGCATTTATCGGGGAGCTGGACGGCGGCGTATTTGAAACCAAAATCGGCGCAGTTCTCAGTGAAGTCGCTTCCGGTGTGATGAACACGAAAACCAAAGGTAAGGTCTCGCTCAACCTAGAAATCGAACCGTTTGATGAGAACCGAGTGAAAATCAAACACAAACTCTCATATGTTCGCCCGACTAACCGCGGGAAAATTTCCGAAGAAGACACCACCGAAACGCCGATGTATGTCAATCGCGGTGGTCGCCTGACTATTCTGCAGGAAGACCAGGGACAGTTGCTGACTCTTGCCGGTGAACCTGACGGAAAACTCCGCGCAGCAGGTCGTTAATATCGTTTTTAATTAACTGATTATTTATCTCATCACTGAATATCTTTATATAGTGAGGACTTATTATGTCTCAGAACTTAGACGCAACCGCAATTAATCAAATCCATGCCCTTATTTCTGCTCAGGGTGTTAATGAAATTATCAGTAAGATTGGTGCCGATGCTGTGGCATTGCCTGAGAATTTCCGCATTCATGATCTGGAAAAATTTAATTTAAATCGCTTCCGTTTCCGTGGTGCGCTTTCCACTGCCAGCATCGATGATTTTACCCGTTATTCTAAAGATCTTGCAGATGAAGGCACCCGCTGCTTTATCGATGCTGATAATATGCGTGCCGTCAGTGTGCTTAACCTAGGTACTATTGATGAACCAGGTCACGCAGATAACACCGCCACACTCAAACTGAAAAAGACAGCACCGTTCTCTGCTCTGTTGTCTGTTAACGGCGAGCGTAACTCCCAGAAGTCACTAGCAGAATGGATTGAAGACTGGGCCGACTATCTTGTGGGCTTTGATGCTAATGGTGACGCTATTCAGGCAACAAAAGCGGCTGCGGCTGTCCGTAAAATCACGATTGAAGCAAACCAGACCGCTGATTTTGAAGATAATGACTTCAGCGGCAAACGCTCCCTGATGGAGTCTGTCGAAGCGAAGACCAAAGACATTATGCCAGTGGCATTTGAATTTAAATGCGTTCCGTTTGAAGGTCTGAAAGAACGTCCGTTTAAATTACGCCTCAGTATTATCACTGGCGATCGTCCTGTACTGGTTCTGCGCATTATTCAGCTGGAGGCGGTGCAGGAAGAAATGGCTAACGAATTTCGTGATCTGCTTGTTGAGAAATTCAAGGACAGCAAAGTAGAAACCTTTATTGGTACTTTCACCGCCTGATTTCATTACTGCAAATGCCCCTGCGGGGGCATTTATGGAAACGTAATTTACTCAATAATCGCCGGATGGTGAGGGATTCTTTTTACCAGAATTCAGCGCGGTGCAGCGCATATACGTGGAGAACAAAATGTCATTTATTAAAACTTTTTCCGGGAAGCATTTTTATTATGACAGGATAAATAAAGACGACATCGATATTAACGATATCGCGGTTTCCCTTTCAAATATCTGTCGCTTTGCCGGTCATCTTTCGCACTTCTACAGCGTCGCCCAACATGCGGTTCTTTGCAGCCAGCTGGTGCCGCAGGAATTTGCTTTTGAAGCGTTAATGCATGATGCAACAGAAGCGTATTGCCAGGACATTCCCGCACCACTGAAACGCCTTCTTCCTGACTATAAACAAATGGAAGAAAAAATAGACGCCGTAATCCGTGAGAAATACGGGTTACCCCCAGTTATGAGTACGCCCGTGAAATATGCCGATCTCATCATGCTGGCAACCGAACGCCGCGATCTCGGGCTTGATGATGGCTCTTTCTGGCCTGTACTGGAAGGTATCCCGGCAACAGAGATGTTCAACGTGATTCCACTGGCACCGGGCCATGCCTACGGGATGTTTATGGAACGCTTTAACGAGTTATCGGAGTTACGCAAATGCGCATGAATGTTTTCGAAATGGAAGGGTTTCTTCGTGGGAGATGTGTACCGCGAGATCTGAAAGTAAATGAAACAGATGCTGAATACCTGGTGCGTAAATTCGATGCGCTTGAAGCTAAATGTGCAGCACAGGAAAACAAAGTAATACCAGTGTCAACTGAACTGCCACCAGCAAATGAAAGTGTTTTGTTATTCGATGCTAACGGAGAAGGCTGGCTAATTGGCTGGCGTTCTCTCTGGTACACCTGGGGACAAAAAGAAACCGGAGAATGGCAGTGGACATTTCAGGTCGGGGACCTTGAAAACGTCAATATCACTCACTGGGCAGTAATGCCAAAAGCACCGGAGGCTGGAGCATAATGACCACTTTTACCGACAAAGAACTGATTAAAGAAATTAAAGAGCGTATCAGCAGCCTTGACGTGCGAGACGATATTGAGCGCCGTGCTTATGAAATCGCACTCCTATCTCTGGAAGTAGAACCAGATGAACGCGAAGCTTATGAATTATTCATGGAAAAGCGTTTCGGTGACTTAGTAGATCGTCGGAGAGCAAAAAACGGCAATAACGAATACATGGCATGGGATATGACTCTCGGTTGGATCGTCTGGCAGCAACGAGCTGGTATCCATTTTTCAACAATGTCACAGCAAGAGGTGAAATAATGGAGCCATACAGCCTCACACTCGATGAGGCCTGTCATTTTCTCAAGATATCCAGACCGACTGCCATTAACTGGATACGCACAGGGCGTCTTCAGGCAACACGCAAAGATCCCACTAAGAATAAATCTCCTTACCTCACAACACGACAAGCCTGCATTGCGGCTCTTCAGTCTCCGCTGCATACTGTCCAGGTGAGCGCGGGTGATGGCATAACAGAGGAAAGAAAATGTCACTCTTCCGCAGAGGTGAAATATGGTACGCCAGTTTCACATTGCCGAACGGTAAAAGATTTAAACAGTCTCTTGGAACAAAGGACAAAAGGCAGGCGACAGAACTCCATGACAAGCTAAAGGCTGAAGCATGGCGGGTCAGCAAACTTGGTGAAATACCTGATATAACGTTCGAGGAAGCGTGTGTCAGGTGGCTTGAAGAGAAAGCACATAAAAAATCACTGGACGATGACAAAAGCCGGATCGGATTCTGGCTTCAACATTTCGCAGGAATGCAACTAAGAGACATTACTGAATCAAAAATTTATTCAGCAATGCAGAAAATGACGAACCGGCGTCATGAGGAAAACTGGAAACTCAGGGCAGAAGCATGCAGAAAAAAAGGGAAACCTGTTCCAGAATACACGCCAAAACCAGCGTCCGTTGCAACGAAGGCTACGCATCTTTCATTTATAAAGGCCCTACTAAGAGCCGCAGAGCGTGAATGGAAAATGCTGGATAAGGCACCAATTATTAAAGTGCCTCAACCAAAGAATAAACGGATCCGCTGGCTGGAGCCCCATGAAGCACAAAGGCTGATTGATGAATGTCCGGAGCCATTAAAGTCTGTTGTTGAATTTGCACTGGCAACAGGCTTAAGACGCTCGAACATCATCAACCTTGAATGGCAACAAATAGATATGCAGCGCCGGGTGGCATGGATAAACCCGGAAGAGAGTAAATCAAACCGCGCAATTGGCGTTGCGCTGAATGATACTGCATGTCGCGTATTGAAAAAACAAATCGGGAATCATCACCGTTGGGTATTTGTGTACAAGGAAAGCTGTACCAAACCAGACGGAACGAAAGCGCCAACAGTAAGGAAGATGCGGTATGACGCAAACACAGCCTGGAAAGCGGCGCTGAGACGGGCTGGTATTGATGATTTCAGATTTCACGACTTGAGACACACCTGGGCAAGTTGGCTGGTTCAAGCCGGAGTCCCGTTGTCAGTGTTACAGGAAATGGGAGGCTGGGAGTCTATCGAAATGGTTCGTCGATATGCTCACCTTGCACCTAATCACCTTACCGAACACGCACGGCAAATAGACTCGATCCTGAACCCATCGGTCCCAAATTTGTCCCAGTCAAAAAATAAGGAAGGTACTAATGATGTGTAACTTATTGATTTTAATGGTGCCGATAATAGGAGTCGAACCTACGACCTTCGCATTACGAATGCGCTGCTCTACCAACTGAGCTATATCGGCCCTGAAAGGACATGTTCACGAACGTGAATCACGGTGGACAAGGTTAAAACTAACCGGGCGATGCGTCAATGGCCTTGTGAATCAAATGGCTACTTTTGCATCACCCGGTTTTATTTACGCACGAATGGTGTAATCACCAATGCCGATCCACTTGTAAGTGGTCAGTGCTTCCAGCCCCATTGGGCCACGCGCGTGGAGTTTTTGTGTGCTTACCGCCACTTCCGCACCCAGACCAAACTGGCCGCCGTCGGTAAAACGCGTAGAGGCGTTAACGTAAACAGCGGACGAATCCACTTCGTTAACAAAACGCTGGGCGTTGCGCATATCGCGGGTCAGGATCGCATCGGAGTGTTGTGTGCCGTGTTCACGAATATGGGCGATGGCATCGTCAAGATCGCTGACGATTTTGACGTTCAAATCTAATGACAGAAACTCATCGTCATACTCTTCGGCTTTAACAGCAACCACCTTCGCAGGGCCTGCCTGCAACTGCGCCAGTGCAGCTGCATCTGCGTGTAATGTCACGCCGCTTTCCGCCATTTGTTTGCTTAATGCGGGCAGGAAGCTATCGGCGATGTTTTTATTCACCAGCAACGTTTCAACCGTATTACATGTGCTCGGACGCTGAGTTTTCGCGTTGACGATCACTTTTAATGCTTCAGCGATCTCTACACTTTCATCAACGTAAATATGGCATACGCCTATACCACCTGTGATCACCGGGATTGTCGACTGTTCACGGCACAGTTTATGCAAACCAGCGCCACCACGCGGGATCAGCATGTCGATGTATTTATCCATACGCAGCATTTCACTGACCAGCGCACGGTCAGGATTATCAATCGCCTGCACGGCACCCGCCGGTAAGCCGCAGGATTTCAGGGCGTCCTGAATCACCGCCACCGTTGCAGCGTTAGTGCGACACGTTTCTTTGCCACCGCGCAGGATCACCGCATTACCGGTTTTCAGGCACAGCGAAGCGACATCAACCGTCACGTTCGGGCGCGCTTCATAAATCACGCCAATAACCCCCAGCGGTACGCGACGACGCTCAAGACGCAGGCCGCTGTCCAGTACGCCGCCATCGATTACCTGCCCCACCGGATCGGCGAGGTTGCACACCTGACGTACATCGTCGGCAATGCCTTTCAGCCGTGCGGGCGTCAGTGCCAGACGGTCAAGCATCGCTTCGCTAAGGCCATTGGCTCGCGCGTCAGCAACATCCTGGGCGTTAGCGTTGAGGATGATTTCGCTTTGTGCTTCCAGTTCATCGGCGATTTTTTCCAGCACGCGATTTTTTTCGCGGCTGGAGAGTTGCGCTAATTTATACGAGGCTTGCTTCGCGGCAATGCCCATTTGTTCCAGCAT